TTGATGAGAGCTTGGTTGACGATTTCGGCGAGGGAGGATTGAGGATCGTAGGCGATGGCTTCACGGAGTGTGGATGGGTCTGAGCGGCGGCCGAAGAACCAGCGTTTGCGATTCATGAGGGAGACGAGATAGCCTTGCTTGCGTAGGGTTTCGTCTACGTGGGCCTGCCAACGCTGGTGGGCTGGGAAGGCCTCGAAGTATTTGGGTTGGAACTGGCGAACTAGGTCGAGTTCTACCTTTGCTTGCTCGGCCAGAGTTTGAGGTTTACCTCCGTAGTTACTTCCGTGTCCAAGTTTTTTACACATAAATCGATATGTATAATGCCTGTAATAGGGGGACTCTGCGATATGTTTATCGCTTTTAAGGTCACCTGTCCACGAGAGGCCAGGCCACATGATGCGAGCAACTGCTGTGTGAGGATCGCCTGATTCACAGGCGTCGAGGAATTTTCCGTCATGAAAGAGATTCCATTCAATAGCGCCTACACAGAAGGACTCGCCGGATTTAGCGTCGCATTTAGCGAATTTATATCCTGCATCAGCGATAAAGATTGATCGGAGAGATTCTTCAACATTCTGGAGATTTCCTCCAGTTCCGAATTCGGATATGGATGAGGAAAATCTTCCCGTTGAAGTGCCCGCAATATTATAAGACGTACGTATTCTTCCGTCCTCATCAATTGCAGTCTTAAGGACCGAAATTTTATCACCAAGCTCCGTGAGCAAATTAATGTGTTTGACAAGTTGCTCGGCAATGGGGTAGATTTCAAGCTTCTCTCGTGCTCCGCGATCGACAGTGGGCCGTCCACCTTTACGTATGGGGCTGATGCCGAGTTCGTCGTAGAAGAGAGCGGCGAGATCGCGGGTGGAACGGTAATTGAAGTTGGACATTCCGACGCCGTCGTGGACGATCCGGAGAAGGTTCGCTTCAAGGCGTTCCATAATTTCATAGTACTCATCGATGACCTCGGCTTTGCGGACTTGATCTACGAGAACTCCACGGGCTCGCATTTCAAGTGTTGGGGCTTGTAGGGATTTGGAAAAGGCGTAGGTGCTGGCGGTGATGGGGTCGAGTTGCGGGCGAAGGCCATCGTAGACGTCAAGAGTGACGCAGCAGTCGAGGCCGTTGTAGACCATATCCCGTTCGAACTCGGACAGGTCGTCGGGGTTCATTTCGTGGGTGCGGATGATTCTCATGGATGAAGCCATTCAATCTTAAGCTCTGGCATTTCTACAACACGCCCAACTAAATCTTGATGGTCACGCATATAAGCTTCTGGCTCACATGATGCACCAACAATCTCGCCCATAGGATTGATATTAATACAAACTACATTTTTCCATGGTGCATTGTTATGGCGTTGCATCACATTAAGAACAACGCGAAAATTCTTGTGATATTGATTGGCATAAACATTACCAATCTCGCAAGACCCACCGCGCTGAATTAAATTGGTTTTATCTACTTTGACTTTCATCACGCTCCCCGCTTAATCGTTTCGTCTTTCTTCCTCATATGCTTCCATGCGCCTTCGTCGGAGTAGATACTGCCGAGATAGCCAAGACCTTTAAGGCCTTCGGGCTGTAGGGCGTGGGATAGAAGCATTGTGTCTTCGGCTGCGCCTAGGGTTAGGATGCCGTAGGATCGCATGAGGAAGGAGATATCATAGACTCCGTTTTGAAAGAGCTTCGGGATGCTTCCATCGCGGAGAATAGATCGAACAAGCTTCCAGCATTTAGCTTCGTCCTCTCTAGTCGGCCAATAATTTCCATCCTTTTTTCGTGTGTCATCAAAAGGAATGACGATCGCAATTTCGGAAGAGGTAGCAAAACCAATACAAGTAATTCTCTGTCCGCTTGTTTCAATGTCGACAGAAAGTAATCGGCATCCAGCGACGTATTGGGATATGAATAGTTTGATATCTTCGAGGGTTGGTTCAATCCAGATTTCACGTGGCGGTCTCCTGAGTTCGGGATAGGCGGATTCCCGTTTGGCTTTCATCAAGTCAGCGATTACGGTTGGTCGGTTGTCCCATTGGCGGATGATTGCGGATGGATGGTAGGTTGGAATAAGCTTGAAATCAGCAGCAGTATGACTAGAATTAAGGGTAGTTCCTCTGAGTTTAGCCACTCCTGTACGACCGCTGAGAGCCCAAAGAGCGCAGTTCCCAAAGCAAATAACCAGATTAGGATCATTTGCCATAATCTCGTGCGAAAGACGATCAAGCTCATGCTCAAACTCCTGCCGAACATAGTTGCCGGTCCAGTATGGTGAGCCCTTGGGTCGGCCGTTCATTAGCTGGCCAAACCCGGGGATGGCGGAGGCTTTGGGTCCGCAGAACCATGATAGGTCATTGCGGGGTGGATGTTGTTGGAAAACGTTGGAGCGGATGATTTCGGGATGTAGTTGCCAGATGGCTTCGAGGCAGGTGAAGTCGTTGGCGGCGTAGTATTTGTTAAGGTAGATCCGGTCGTCCGGAGTAAACTTAATCACCCCCGATTCGTTGAGCATACGAAGAAGCTCGGCACCGGCTGGGGATACGAAGCAAGTGTCGAGCTTGACGTCGGAGTCGGTGCGGAACTCGCCGAGGATGAAGATGGGTTTCAAGGTTCACCTTACGAAGTTGGGGTGGGAATTTCTCCCCACCCCAGATTGGTTTAATCGCGCCAAGTTGCGGCTTTAACTGCCCACATTTGCGCGCCTTGAGCTTCGATGATGGCAACAGACGCAAGACGAGCTTGACCGCTTCCACTACCATCGTCCATGGCGAACAATTCGTCGATAATGGCCGCATACATAGCCTTAAGGCGCTGTACACGTTCATCATTCGATGGATTGAAGGTCAGACCGACGGCCTTTTCTCCAAAAGTAAGTTCACGAGTTACCATGTTAATCTGCCTTCAATGTACGAGCAATTTCCGCATACACAGTCTGGCCATCATTGCTCGGATTATGCTTTACCAAGGCACGAACTTCCGAATTAATAACTTCGTCGTTGCGGGTACGACGGCTTGCAGGCTCCGATAGATCAAGTCCACAATGTTCATGGAAATCATCAAGACGGAACTTGGCATCTTCGGTCAGATAAAACGTTAGCCGAAGAGTCTTATTATCCAGACCGCCAACAGCTTCCAGATCATCCTCGTCAACGTCTTCTTCTGCTGCGATTGGCTTTAGAGTGAACTGGACAAAATCAGTCCCTTTCTTGGTAGTCTTGTCATAAATCGGCGTACCTTGTACACGGCAAAGATACGTGCCTACAGGCAAGGGCTTCGGGCGTTCGACTTCTGAGGGAGCTTCGTCGAGGATGGATGCGAAGTTGGGCTTGTCGTTCATAGGTGGGTTTCCTTAGAAGGGAATGTCGTCGGTTGAGTTGGGTGCGGATGATTGGTATTCAGTCTTGTCTTTAGATCGTTTTATATCTTCGTGTCTCTCCTTTTCAAGTGCAATTTCCTTTCTTAAAAGGTCTTCTATATCGCAGCTGAACGCATATGAGTTCGGTATACGAGACAGACCTTCTAAAGCAATGGCTAGATTTTTGATATTTATCGTTGACATGGCTTTACTTCCTGACCAACGTGACAGATTTGGGTTTCTCCGTCGTCGGCGTGCCACGTAGCGCCGAGAAGAAGGTTGCGAGTCCGGTTTCGATAGGAAGTTCCTTGTCAAGGAAACCGGGTCGGGTGTTTGCGAGGTCGATCATGGAATCGGACTCGAGTTGGATGGTTCGCTTGCCATTTTTGTTTTTGTAGCGAATGTAGTTGGGGAAGTACTGGGGAATCTTTGGGGAGAGCTTCTGGCCAACACCCTGCGGAAAGATTTTCTTGGTGCCATCGGGCAGGTCCATGTATTGGCCGTGGGCAATCACAATGAGATTTGTTGCAAAGCCCCGGCTAGTGAGCATAGCCAAGACTTTTTCAACATCGTCTTGAGCGTTGCCATAAACCGCTCGTCCATCATAATCTCCAGATTTTCCGCGAGGGATGATGGACTCATGGAAATCATAAGCTGCATCACAGAGACGGGACAGGGAGTCAACGATAAGGATACACTCTGGTCCCCAGTCCGCAGGTCGGCCAAGATCAGTGTCGTCGTATTTCCACGAATCGAGAAGTTTAATAGCATTGATCCATGCTTTTGGCTTTCCATCAATTTGACTCCCACTGGCCCCGGCTTTATAGGCATCGCGGACGGTGACGAATTCGACATTCTCAAGGTTTTCAGGACACTCTTCCATAACCTTGAACTTAAGAATGTCGAGCAGGTTGTCAAAGTCGAGAATGCGAAGTTTATATCCGGCTTTGACTAGGGACACAAGCGATCCGGTTTTGCCAGATTTGGC